ATGACCCCGCAAAAAAAATCCCACGAAAACCCGTTTATTACGTTAATGCGTCGCTACCGCGATGATCCGGTTGCCTTTGCCCGCGAGGTCATCGGCATCGAGCCTGACGAGTGGCAAGTGGAGCTCTTAGACGCGATCGCTGCCCCTGCGGAGCGCCGCATATCCGTTCGCTCTGGCCACGGCGTTGGCAAGTCGACGGCCGTCGCGATGGCGGCTGTGTGGCATGTGTTGATGCGCATCCCGAGCAAGACGGTTGTCACGGCGCCCACCAGCTCTCAGCTTTTCGACGCCTGCTTCGCGGAGATGAAGAACGTCGCCAAGCGCCTGAAGCCGCCGTTTAACGACCTCCTCGAGATCAAGAGTGACCGCATTGAGCTGAAGAGCCAGCCGGAGGCCACGTTTATTTCGTGCAGGACGTCGCGCGCCGAGCAGCCGGAAGCGTTGGCGGGCGTTCACAGCCAGAACGTGCTTCTGATTGCCGACGAGGCGTCTGGCGTGCCCAACGCGGTCTTCGAGGCCGCGTCTGGCTCGATGTCCGGCCACAACGCGACGACGGTGCTCACGGGTAACCCGACGCGGAACACGGGCTTCTTTTATGACACGCACAATCGGCTGCGCGACGACTGGTACACGATGCATGTGAGCTGCGTCACTAGCCCGCGCGTGAGCGATGATTTCGTTGAGGACATGAAGAAGCGGTACGGCGAGGACAGCCCCGCGTATCATGTGCGTGTACTTGGCAACTTTCCCCCGAGCGAGGAGGACACGGTTATTCCGGTTTCGTTGATCGAGCACGCGATGAGTAACGAAATCCGCATTGATGAGGATACGCCTGCCATTTGGGGCTTGGACGTCGCGCGGCAGGGAAATGACTCGTCTGTGCTGTGCAAGCGACAAGGCCCAGTGATCCATCCGCTGACGGTCTGGCGAAATCTCGATTTGATGCAGCTCACTGGAGCTGTCAAAGCCGAATACGATGCGCTGCCGCCGTCCAAGCGCCCGATCGAGATCATCGTTGACAGCAATGGCTTTGGAGCTGGCGTGCTTGATCGCTTGCGGGAGCTTGAGCTGCCTGCGCGTGGACTGAATGTCGCGGAGAGGTCGTCTCAGAAGGACACGTATATCAACTTGCGCGCTGAGCTGTGGTTTAAGGCGAAGGCGTGGTTGGAGGGCATGGACGTTAAGCTGCCGCGCGATGACGCGTTGTATGCGGATTTAGCGGCGCCACGGTATCACTTCACCAGCTCTGGCAAGATGCAAGTTGAATCGAAGGAGGCGATGAAGAAGCGCGGCGTGAACTCTCCCGACCGCGCGGATGCTGTGTGCTTGTCACTGGCGAATGATCACACGACGATGGCGTTTGGTCGCGCGTCTGCGGGAAGCTGGAGTAAGCCGTTGAAGCGTAGTATTCGTGGAGTGGTTTAGACTTTCCCCAGAAAGCGCCACCCGCCTGTTTTTGTTTGGCGTTTGTCCATTACGGATTGAACGCCAGTCTTTGTTAGTGGGCCGTGCTTCCACGCCTGAACGCGGGTGCATTCCATTATTTCCTGCGTTTCTATGTTTTCCCATCGATATATATTTTTATCGGCTTTTGGGTTGTTTAGGCCACTTATGTCGCCCCTACTTTTTACAGCTAACATGTTTTTTTCTTTTCGGTATTCGCTGTAGTTATCTCTCATTTCTTCGGTTAAAAACCACCCTTTAATTTGTTTATTTGGATACTTATTGCCTTTACTTTTGTAAAAAGTGTAGACATTAACTGGCGCGTCAACGGGGTAACCATGAAACACTTCTCCATTCATATGGTATAGTTTTATTTTTTTTTGTTTTTGTCTCCACTTTTCACGGATTGCTTTTCGTGGTTCTGGAAAATCGGAAAAATATTTAGGTACATACCATCCATGTATAGAGTTTTTTGTTTTCATTAATAGTGATGAAATATGGTTAGTCTTGAGAGCGGTTTTTTTGCATATGTCTTTTCTTTTGCCAGTTACGGTCTTTCCTGTTCTATGCTTCAGGGTATATGTATTTTGGTCTGATAGTTTATTTATCAGTTCTTGGCTGTGTTTTTTACCGTAAAATGGGTTTCCCTTCCCTTTGTTGGCTTCTGCAAATTTCTTGCGAGAAAGAGCGTGAAACTTCATACACTTTCTTGTGGGTATGCGGTTTTGTCTTGTAATGTTGCCAACTATAGAAAAAACCGCCGCCCACATTTTGCCTCCGTGTATCTTAGCGAGCATAACGTGCGCCCTAATATGATCCTCGGGCGTAAGGCAGATTATGTTCTTCTTTTGATTTGTTCCACCTAATGACCTTGGCACAATATGGTGCTTTTCATAATAATCTTCTTTGACTTCATTTTCTTTTTTGCGGCGATCTTCAATAAACTGATCGTATATTCTCTGGTAATTCATATCGTCCTCCCGTTGCGTTGGTAAAAAGAGGGGCGCGTAGACTGCCCCTCTAGTACGTGATCACTGGTGAATGTCGCACCGGCTCACGCTGCCATGGTTTGGCGGTAAAATAAATGAGGTAAAAACCCGCCCCCGCACTCATGGCTTACGGTGGGCGCTTGTGAGGCGCCCATGGTGTTAGTTGTCTGGCCGTAGACGCGGCCTAATTGATCCTGACATTTTGCCAGTGTTCTCGCAATAGAGATCAGCCGGCATTGCGTCTGACAGCGCCTCCGCGGCTCTCAGAGCGTCGTAACACGCCTTTGAGCTTTCGAGGTGCATGCGTGCTTGCAGGGTGTGCCCCTGCAAAGCGTATTCTATGATGAGCGCGTAGAAGAAGGTCATGCGATCACCCCACGTACTCAAGGTATTCTTCGCGGCTACACTCTTGCAAGAAGACCGCGCGAGTTTTGAAGTCGTTAACGAAGCGGTCGCGTAGGATGCGGTAAATCTGCTTGAAGCCTTCGCCGTGCGGCTGGCGCATGTGCGCCCAGCGAGATTTGTCTGAGTGCCACAGAGTGTACTGCACGTAGTGCGCCATTTCGTGCGTGACTTGGATCAGGTTGCCGTGATCGACGTCGCCATTTTTGACGAACATTCCGCCACAGCGTGGGTCGTTGTCGAACGACTTGTACTCGCGCCAGTAGACGTGACCGTCTTTGGTTTGGCTTGTGATCGGGCGGAAGCCTTTCACAGTGCCGGCTTCGACGTTTTTGATCTGCCAGTATGACAGGTTGATCAGGATGCGGTTGCGTCCCGCTTTACTACAGTTTGAGCTGTTGCGGTTGGGCTTCTTGACCTCCAGCACTTTAAGCGCCTTGGCTTTTTGTGCTTTGGTTAATTTGTATGGCGTATCATCTAAACCGTCTAAGACGTTAGAGATCATGATTTCGATGAAACGGGTTTCGCGTTTTAGTTTTGACATTGTTGTGTGCCTCCCAGCACGAGTTTGATTCGGTTTATACCCTATGTTAGCAATTTGTTAACATAGACACAAGCGCTATTTTCAGGCATATTCTGCCTATGCGGTTCTTCCTTCCACACCGCAAGAGCTACTGGCTCCCCCGCGCGGCCTCCCACGCGCGGGGTTCCTTAGTAGCGAAAATGCTGTATTATGTGGATAAAGTGTTAAAGGAGCTCACGATGCCGAAGAAGGGGCTGTATGCGAACATACACGCTAAGCGTAAGCGGATTGCGGCGGGAAGCGGCGAGAAGATGCGCAAAGCTGGAAGCAAGGGCGCGCCGAGCGCGAAAGCGTTTAAAGCTGCCGCGAAGACTGCGAAGAAACCGAAGAAAAAGGGTAAGAAGTGATGTGATGTTTACGGCGTTTGTTCTCTTATGTGCGCAAAATTACTGTTTCGCTGTTGGCGGGCCAGCATTTGCAAGCGAGAGTGAATGCATTGCGGATTTTATGCAGAACGGCGTCATTTCGATGCAATTGCGTTATCCGACATACACCGTCATGCAAGTGAAGTGCTATGAGTGGGAAAAGAAAGTTGAATCGTAATGCCATATAGCAAGTATTCGCCTAAACAGAAGAAGCTGGCCGCTATGGCTGGCAATCGTAAGAAGATCACCGCGGCCGACTTGAAGGCGGTAAAAAAGGCTAAAGCGAAGAAGAGGAAAAAGTGATGTCAGCGACAACGACAACTGGATTTAAGCCGTGTAAGGGCTGCCCAACACCGGCAGCGTGCAAAAAGGCCGGCGTTTGCTTAGGTAAGCTCAGAAAGGCGATCTAATGCCGGAGAAGAAAGATGCTCGGCTATCTCGTGTCGGCGTATCTGGCTACAACAAGCCGAAGCGCACCCCAAAGCACCCGACGAAATCGCACGTCGTGGTGGCGAAAGAAGGCGACAAAGTTAAGACGATCCGCTTTGGCCAGCAGGGTGTTAAGGGTTCGCCGAAGGGCAGCGCACGCAATAAAGCGTTTCGCGCGCGTCATGCGAAGAACATAGCTAAGGGCAAGATGTCCGCGGCATTTTGGGCCGCGAAGGAGAAGTGGTGATATGGCAAACTTACTTGATGACATTATAAAATTTGCATTGCGCCAGCGTTATCCTGAAGTAACGCCGCCGGTCACTAAATTCGACAAGAAAAAAGGCAAAGAGTACTTAGCTAAAAGCGAAAGCCCAGAAGCCAAAGCTGTAAAGCAATTACGCGACGCCACGCAGCGCCGGATTAATGCTGGCGACTATGACCCGTATTTCAACATCGCAGATCGTTTCACTGTTGACCGATACAAGTATCCGGTCGCATCGCAGCCAAACCAAACGCTTTCCGTATTGCCGGCGAAACAAGAGACGATTGATAAGTACAGAAAATTGTACGGAAATCCGCAGTCTAAAAGAAACCTACTTGAAGCATACGAAAAAGGTATCGATCGGCCAGACACGTCTGACTGGTATTTCATGGGTCAATTTGAAAAAGAATTCATAGATGAATATGGTGAAGAGTTAGGCCGCAAGAAGTTCCAAGAAATGTTTGCCGACCCTATGGCCGCATGGACTGGCGGCGCCGATCCGCAGGCAAACTTTTTAATGGCGTCTTTTGACAACTATCGTAAGGCGCAAGGCGCTAATTTACCGGAAAATACGTTCAACTATCCGTACCCAATCGGAGGTCGTTTTTTGGGTAATAATGCTAAATCGGCATCTAAAATTGAAGCGGCAGGCGGTATAAACCCAACGACAAACCCAAAACGCTTTAACTTCTCTACAAATTTCCAAGGCGCCGGCGATCGTGCGACGATGGATGAGCAGATGATGACTATTGGCTATGGCATGCAAGTGCCGACGCCAAAAACATATGGCGCCGTCGAAGAGGTTGCTATGGAGCTTGCCGACAAAAAGGGTGTTACGCCCATGAAGTTCCAAGAAGTCGTCTGGCATGGAGGAACTGGAAAAGAGGGTAAGCCTATGATTCAGTTCGTCAATGAAGCGATCGAGCGCACCAGCGCTATCACCGGATTAACGCCAAAAGAGGTTGTCCGCGGTATGGTTAAGGGGTCTATTCCTGTTTTTGGAGCTGGAGCTGCCGCGCCAATGACAAGCGATATTCTTAACTACTTCTCTAATATAGAGGGCAACGGTTCTTAATGGCTAACCCGTTAAAATATGCACGCGGTTTACTTGATTTGCTTCACTTCTCAGATGAAGTGCGGCCTGTCATTGACCCAATGAAGCATTTAACGAACCCCAATATTCGTGGGGCAGAGGCTTCGCTTGCCCGCTCTAAAGTAAGAACATCGCCTTTTCGGCAGGAGCCAAAAGAGTTTTACGATCCCTACCCGCCGCAAAGTTATTGGGCGTCTGAAGGTTATAAGAAAGAGCGCGGTCTAGGTGAGGCAATTCACACGACACGCCAGCCGGTCGAGGGTTTTTATGATGTCAGCGAAGATGCTGACAAATTTTTACCTGTCGCGCGTGAGAAAGTTGACGACGTGCTTTCGACGTTTGGCATAAATATACCTCCCAATGAGCGCGCTGACTTGATCATATCTGAAACCATGGATATGGCAAAAGTTGCAAAATACCTTGGCCTACAAAACCGCAAGGCGCGGCCAAATGTTTACACCCAGTTTAACCCTGTCGTTCCGG